TTAGATAGTGAAACTAATTCACCAATCGCAAATTCAAATGTGGTTAGTGATTTGTCAAATGCACCATTTAATAGATTGGAATATACAAAAATCAATTCAGCTGGAAAGCAATGGATTGCAAGATACGCTTTGGCTCTTGCTAAAGAAATGTTGGGCGCAGTTAGAGCTAAATTTTCTTCAATTCCAATTCCTGGTGCTGATGTAACTCTCGATGGGTCAGACCTTCGTAACGAAGCATCTGCTGAAAAAGAATCATTGTTAACTCAATTGACCGAAATGTTGGAATCAACATCTCGTAGAGCATTGATGGAAGCAAGAAAAGAAGAGAGTGAGTATTTGGAAGAAACACTTAATAGAGTTCCAAGACCAATTTATATAGGATAACCAAATGGCTTTATTCGGTGGACAAAGAGATATGGCTCTATTCAATAAAGTGAATAAAGAACTTATCAACGACATTATTGATACTGAAATCTACTACTACCAAGTTGCTTTGACTGAAACTAAAGCAAATCTATATGGTGAAGGTAAGGATAAGGTATTCAATCAACCGGTTAAGATTCCAGCTCTCATTGAAAGAAATCAGTCAAGTCAAATCTCCGATGATTTTGGTCAATCGTACTCTCGTGAAGTTCAGTTTAGATTTTTACGAGATACATTGATAGATGTAAATGTAAAACCTGAAGTTGGTGATATTATTCAATGGAATGGTGAGTATCATTTGATTGATGCACAATACTCATACCAATATTTTGCTGGTAAGAATCCACAAACTTGGGATGGTGGTGAAACACAAGGTCTTAACGTATCTATTATATGTGATACTCATGTTACACGACAAACATCTATCAAATTGGTAGATACATATAGAGGTAACTCACGACAAAATGATAACGAAGTACCATTAGGATTGTAAGATGGCTCAAAAGTATAGAAACGAAGACAAATCGAAACCAAACCTTACTCAAACTCAATCTTCTACAAGTGAAGATGTGAAATTGAATAAGGCAAGGCAGATTCGTAGAGACCAAGACAATGTAAAGAACATTTCAGTTGGTATTTACGATGTTGATTCTGCATTTAAGACATTTTTGGAGAAAGATGTAAAACCTACAATCGAAGATGATGGTAGATTCTACCCAGTCCCAGTAATGTACGCATCTCCAGAGAAATGGGCAAGTGCACAACGTGATGGATTTATGAGAGATGACAATGGTATGATTTTAACACCAGTTATCTCATTCAAACGAAACAATCTTTCAATCAACACGGAATTATCCAAGTTAAAGGTAGCACAAAACGAAGATGCTCACCAAATGTTTGAAAGAAAGTATACAAGAACCAATAGATACGACCAATTTTCCATTTTAACCAATCAACAACCAAAAAAAGAGTATATGTCGGTTGAAAGACCCGATTATGTAAATTTAGAGTACGAAGTAGTCGTTTGGTGTGATTATATGGAGCAAGTAAACAAGATTGTCGAACAAATCGTGTTTTTCCAAGGTCGTTCTTTTGGCGATAGATACAAATTCGTAATCAAAGGTGATTCTTACTCATTCGAAACTATTTCAGAGATGGGACAAGATAGAATTACTAAAGCAAACATCAATTTGACTGCTAAAGCATACATTGTTCCAGAATATGCGGCAATGACCAACAATACTAAACGTAAAATTTCGGTTGGTAAGGTATCTTGGGGAGAGAGTCCTAAATTGGGTGGAAATGACTTACCAATTAATAGTGGTAATGAATAATATTTACATATTTATATAGTGAAACAAATAAAATAATGTTATGGAAGAAAAAACAATAGTAAATTTTACCGAAGAAGAAGTTGGTAAGGTTGCAGGGTTACAACAAAAGGTATTGACTATCAATACACGACTTGGGGAAATTGAATTAGAGATTCACGAGTTAGAAACGAGATTCCAAAGTTTAAAATCTGAAAAACAAACACTCATTAATTCGTTTTCAGAAGTAAAAGCAGAGGAGGTGGAGTTGGGTAAGAGTTTAAGAGACAAATATGGTGAGGGAACTTACGATATTAGAACAAATACCTTTACTCCTAACAAATAAGTAGTCGTTTCCCCATTTTTTGGTGTATTTATAATAAGGAAAACCGAAAATTATATTTTAGGAGAAAATAATGGCTGAAAGAATTGTAAGTCCTGGCGTATTTACAAGAGAAAAAGACCTCTCATTCTTACCTGTTGGTATTGGTGAGATTGGAGCTGCTCTTATCGGACAAACCGTAAAAGGGCCTGCTTTCGTACCAACGAGAGTTGAGTCTTTTAACGAGTATCAACAAAAATTTGGTGGTCTTACCGAAGATTCATACCTTCCGTATACCGCTCAATCGTATTTAGAAGAAGCTGGTGCTGCAACTATCGTAAGAGTATTAGGTAGTGGTGGTTATACTCTTGGTAACCCAATTGTATTGACAATCTCATCTTCTGCTGGTAACAAAGTTGCCGCTGTATTACACCCATCAACTCAAATTGATAAAACTAATACTGGTAATTTTGCTAATACCACTTCAAGTAGGGTAATTGATAATGTTGATGGTAGTACACTTATTGTAACTGCTTCAAACTTCTCATTAAGTATTAGTGGTTCAGGTGCTACATTATCAACAGTGTCTGCATCATTAAATCCAAGTGATGCTAACTACCTTACAAAAACATACGGATACGCTCCTAAATCTTCAAAGAATGTATACACTTACTTAAACTTCTCAACTTTCCAATCAGCATCTTTTGCTACCGGTGAGGTTGTTACAGTTCAAACTGCATCATTCTTGAACACAGCATACACAAGTGATTATTCTGAAGCATTAACTCCTTGGATTGTATCTCAAAGAGTGGGTGGTTCTACTACAAACTTGTTTAAGTTCCACACACTTTCTCATGGTACTGCTACAAACTACGAATTTAAAGTAGGTATCCGTGACATCAAACCAGCTTCAGAGGTGCCAGGTTCTGAATATGGTACATTTAGTGTGATTGTTAGAAGAGTAGATACTGAAAAGATTCCTAATTCAATTTTCGGACAAGGTGTTGATGATTCTGATACTAAACCAAATATTGTAGAAGAATTTACAGGTCTTAATCTTGACCCTAACTCACCAAACTACATTAAGAGAGTAATTGGTGACAAATACATTACTGTTGACGCTAATGGTAAATTGTCAACTAATGGTGACTACAATAACGCATCAGTTCACATTCGTGTAGAAGTTGATTCTGATGTAGACGCGGGTTCTATTGATTCATCACTCGTTCCTTTCGGATTTGCCGCATTGACTTCTCCACTTCAAAGTGGATATACATTACCAGACCCATCATATGTAGTGTCTCAATCAATTTCATCTGAATACAACAAGAGAGTATTCTTGGGATACAACTATGATTTCTCAAATACTGATAACTTGGCATTCCTAAACCCAGTACCTGCATCTTCAACTACAACAGTTGGTTCTGCGTTTAACTTGGCAGATTGTCACTCAAATGGTTCATCAATCACATTAACTTCAGACATCGATGCTAAGAAATTCATCGTACCTTTCCAAGGTGGTTTTGATGGATGGGAGCCAAACCGAGTTGTTAATGTAGGTTCATCTATTACCGCAGGAAATACTCAAGGATTAGATTGTACCAACGCAACATCTACCGGTACGGTTTCTATGAGAAAAGCTATCAACGCAGTATCAAATCCTGATGAATTTGACATCAATATGGTTGTAACTCCAGGTATGATTAATAGACTTCACTCTTCAGTCACCACATTCGCTAAAGATATGTGTGAAGATAGATTGGATTGTTTCTATGTAATGGATGGTGGTGCATATGGTGACTCAATCAATGTGGTTGTTAATTCATTGACTTCGTTTGATTCTAACTATGTTGCTACTTACCACCCTTGGTGTAAAATTCTTGATACCGATAAGAACAAACCAGTCTGGGTTCCGCCAAGTGTTGTACTTCCTGGTGTAATTGCATTTAGTGATTCAGTAGGTGCTGAATGGTACGCTCCTGCCGGTTTAAATCGTGGTGGACTTCCAAACGTAATTGAAGTTGAGACTCGTTTAACTCACGATGAGAGAGATACTCTATATACAAATAGAATCAACCCAATTGCTACGTTCCCAGCACAAGGTGTGACTGTATTCGGTCAAAAGACACTTCAAGCTAGACCATCCGCTTTGGATAGAATCAATGTTCGTAGATTGTTAATCGCAGTGAAGAAATACATCGCATCTTCAACAAGATACTTGGTATTCGAAAACAACACCGCTGCTACAAGAAACCGCTTCTTGTCAATCGTGAACCCATACTTGGAATCAATCCAACAAAGAAATGGTTTGTACGCATTCCGTGTGGTAATGGATGATTCAAATAACACACCGGATGTGATTGATAGAAACATTATGGTAGGGGAAATTTACTTACAACCAGCCAAGACTGCTGAATTCATTGTACTTGACTTCAACATTCTTCCAACTGGCGCTGCATTCCCAGAGGCATAAATTAGAGAAACGACTATTTATTAGAAAGACAATAGGAGATATAAATGGCACAATTACTTGACCCAAATGAAATTATGTTCACCAACTTTGAACCTAAAATGTCCAATAGGTTCATTATGTACATCGAGGGAATCCCTGCGTACTTGGTGAAAACGGCTGCCAGACCTGAAATCCAAAATGGTAAAGTGACTATCGACCATATCAACACTCGTAGATATGTAAAAGGTCGTTCTGAATGGCAAGACCTTTCAGTAACTCTTTACGACCCAGTAGTTCCATCTGCTGCACAAGCAGTAATGGAGTGGGTACGTTTACACCACGAATCAGTAACAGGCCGTGATGGTTATTCTGACTTCTACAAAAAAGAAATTGTATTCAACAGTTTGGGTCCTGTTGGTGATAAGGTAGAAGAGTGGACATTGAAAGGTGCTTTTGTACAATCAGCTAAATTCTCTGATATGGATTATGCTGGTGAAGATTTGGCAACAGTAGAATTGACACTTACTTACGATTACGCTATCTTACAATACTAAAATACCGGATTGTAGTAAAAATTGCAAAATGATAACCCCACTTCGGTGGGGTTTTCTATTAAATTGAGTATATTTATTTGAGGTTAACCAATTTATTAAACAAAGGAGATATCTATGGCTATTCACGCAATCAAAAGAATCGAAGACAACATCGTAGTATACGTTAATGGTGGTACTATTGTTGATTCTTCTACTGAAAACCACTTGACATTCCAAGAAGCTACTGCAGAGTGGGGTCTTGATGTAGATGGTTGGGACAAAGCAAAGTTCACATCAGTTGAATTGGCAGATGAATATGAGTTTCCAGAAGGTTTCGCATGTGATGAAACTTGGAATCTTGTAGGAACTACAATGACCAAAGTAGGGTAATTAAAAAAACCTTAAAAAAGACCCTCACCAATCGGTGGGGGTTTTTTGTATTATAAATCTTTGACTTCCATATTTATATGTGGTTAACCAAAAATATAACAAGGAAAGTTATGGCAGATTTACAAGATGATTACAAACTATCCGATAAGGATGTTGCTGAAAAGTTGAGAGCTCAACACGAGGTTCAACAAGTTCGTGATTACAAATTCCCAACTGAAATTATTGACCTACCATCAAGAGGATTAATTTATCCAACAGACAACCCACTTTCAAGTGGTAAGGTGGAAATGAAATATATGACTGCAAAAGAAGAGGACATCCTCACAACACAATCATATATTAAAGATGGTTCGGTACTTGACCGACTATTCCAATCCCTAATCGTATCTAATGGTGAAGGTGTTGCTATTAAATACGTTGATTTAGTAGTTGGTGATAAAAACGCAATTATGATTGCTGCACGTGTTTTGGGTTATGGTAAAGACTATGAAGTTGAAGTAACCGACCCATTCACAGGTAATAAACAAAAAGAAACCATTGACCTTACTCAATTTGAAAATAAAGAGTACGATGGTTCAGCACAAATTGCACCAAATGTTAATGAATTTCAATTCACACTCCCACGTTCTAAACGAGAAATTACTTTTATGGGTATGACTGAATCAAAAGAACGTAAGGTAAAACATCAAGTTGATGAACTCAAAAAGGCAAATCGTAAATTAAAAGATGAAACCTCAAGAGAATTAACTACTCGATTAAAAACTATGATTATTTCAGTAGATGGTCAAACTGAACAAAAAGTAATCAATCATTTTGTTGATAATGAGTTGTTTGCAGTAGATTCAAAAGCACTTCGTGACTATATTTCACAAACTCTTCCTGATATTGACCTTACTTGGGAATTTATTTCAGAGGAGACTGGCGAAGGGAGGGAAATGTCCTTGCCAATGGACACGAGCTTTTTTTGGCCTAACTCTTGATTATAGAAAGCATCTTCACTCTCACATTTTTGATTTGATTTATCACGGAAATGGTGGGTTTACATTCTCTGATGTTTACAATATGCCTGTTTGGGCACGAAAGTTCTATATTAACAAGATTATAGAATTTAAACAAGAAGAGAAGAAGATTCACGATACTGAATCAGCTAAAATACGTGCTAAAACACGAAGATAATGAAAGGCCCAACTTAAAGTTGGGTTTTTCTATATTTATACAATATGGAGAACTTATGAAAAAGAGTCAACTTAAAGAAATTAGGGAAAACGAAGAACTCCGTGAGGGATTAGTCGACATTATTCTTAAAAAGATTGCTAACAAAAAAATCAAAGCAAACAAAAAAGATATGATGGACATCCTCAAGGGAATCTATGGTTCAGAAGACAAAATACCTGATTGGAGAAAAGACCGATTGGGTCTTTAATTAAGGAGTTCAAATGGCTGAAAAGTCTGGAGCAGATTACGAGAAAGAATTAAGAAGCGCAAACGACTATGCTAGAAATCTAGCAAAGGAGTTTATGGAGCTGGATGGTATATCGGAGTCAACCCGAAAAAAAATGGCTGCGATGTCCCTCGAAATGAAGGGGCAGGCTGACATTGGCGACCAACTAAATACACTTATTGCTCAACGACAAAAATTCATTGAAGATGAAATAGCCGCAGGTCATACTATTAGTAAAGCCGCATTAGGCAGACTTGATAGTGAAATAAAATTACTTGAAAAAGCAAAAACTCAAAAGGATTTACAAGAGGAACTAAAAGATAATCTAAAAGATTCAGTTGGTTTAAATAATGAGTTTGTAAAAGCATTAACGAAGGGTGGTATTGTTGCTCTTGGATTATTGGTTCTGGCCAAAGTAGTAACATTCTTTACCGATGCAGTTAAACGTGGCATAGAACTTAACAAAACTTTAGGTTTAAATGTAAAGAATGCTGCTGTATTTGAAGGTAACTTACAACGTGCACGACTATCAGTAGATGGTATGAAGCATGGTATGGATGCACTTACCAAATCAGCCGAAGAATTAGTAAAACAAACAGGTAACATTAATCTATCACCTGATTTGATTGCAAACGCAACTGAAATTTCAGGGCTTCTTGGTGATGATACATTAGGTGTGTCTCTTACAAGAAGTATTGAAAATGCAGGTGTAAACTCTGGCGAGTTAGCTGATAAGGTCAAAGACATGGCCAACGCATTGGGGGTTGATGCAACCTCTGGAATGGAAATGTTGGCGTCCAATCAAGGTATTCTTAATAGTATGACTGAAGAGCAGATGTTAAATCGTGCTAAAGAAGGTTTGATGATTAAGAAAATGGGTCTTGATGTTAAAAAGATGAATGACCTTGCATCTGAACGATTGGATATTGAATCCTCACTTCGTGCAGAAATGAAACTTCAGATGTTCTCTGGTCAACAATTAAATATGCAAGCCCTTCGAGAGGCAAAGGCAAGAGGTGATGCTGCTGGTATCGCAATGGAAACTAAAAAGTTGATAGATACGTTGGGGCCTGCTTATGAAAGTAACGCCCAACTTCAACGTATTATTGCAGATGAAACAGGATTCACCAAAGATGAAATTCAGAATGTTCTTAATGCTACCGAAGAACAAAAGAAACTTGATGAAGAGTTGTTGGAGCTTAGAAAACAAATGCCAGAAGCAACATTGGAAGATTTGGATGCTCAAAAGCAACAAGAAGCACAAACCGCTGCTACAATTTCTACCGTAGGTCAATGGGCTCTTGGTCTTGGTGCCGTAGCCGCCGCCTATCTTTTAATAAAAAAGTTTGGTGGTGGTTTAGGAAAACTAATGGGTGGTAAGGGTGGAAACCCGATTGCAAACTTTGTTAAAGGGTTTGGTAATAAAAAAGTCCTTATGGGTGCTGCCGCAATGGCATTAGTTGCCGGGTCACTATTCATATTTGGTGCAGCCGTAAAACAATTTATGGAAGTATCGTGGGATGCAGTTGGTATGGCAGTTGTATCTATGTTAGCACTCGTTGGAGCACTTGCATTAGTGGGTGCTATTATGATGAGTGGTGTTGGTGCTGTCGCAATCCTTGCTGGTGCTGCTGCAATGTTAGTAATCGCAGCCGCATTGTTAGTTCTTGGTCTTGCAATTCAAGAAATCGCCAAAGGATTTGGAATGATGGGTGAGCTTGGTAGCCAATTAATTGCATTAGTAATGATTGCTCCAGGTCTTATTGCACTTGCTGGCGTCTTTGCTCTATTGGGAGCATCTATGATACCATTTGCTATGGGACTTGCATTTATTACACCATTCCTTCCTACATTATTGATTTTAGGTGCTATGTTACCATTAATTGCAGGTGCTCTTGGATTTGGTGGCGAAGGTGAATCAGAAGGTGCCGGTGGTGGTGTTAGTTCAGACCCATTATTGGATGAAATTAAAGGACTCCGTAGAGATATTCAGTCACAACCTGTTCAGATTGTTATTGATGATAAAGTGGTGTCTCAAATGAATAAAAAGAATGTAAGAATGCAATCTTATAGAGATGGATTTAAGTAAATGGCATTAAAAGATTTAAAATCAGACTTGTCTAAATTTAGAAGACCCGTTGAAAACCCACTTGTAGAAAAACCACGAGTGAATATTCCAAAATCTTCTAATCAGACCCCATTATCTCAATTTGTGGGTAATACCCCTGATGCGCCAAAGTCTCAAACAACAACCCCTAAACAAGGTGTGACTCCAACAAAGTTTGATAATTCACCAAACTATTTGGGAGAAACATCGCCAAGTCAGTTTGATAACTCATCAAACTATTTGGGAGAAACTACTACAAAACGAATGTCTTTAGAAGAAAGATTCTTGGGACAAACTGAAACAACATTAGTTCAACAAGGGGATAAATTCAAAGGTGAAACCGAAACGGCAAATATTACTCAAGGAGATAGATTTAAGGGTGAAACGACTCCTGAAGACTACTCCAATGCCGAAAAGTTCAAAGGAGAAACCACACCAACAGAACTAAAATTTACACAACAATTTTTAGGTGAAACAACACCAAAGCCAAGCAATCTTTCAGAAAAGTTTTTGGGTGAAACTAACCCAACCAAGATGAATTTAGAAGCAAGGTTCTTGGGAGAGACTGATATGCCGGATATGGTATTAGAAAGTCCATTTAAAGGTGAGACCACTCCAACTAAAATGAATTTGGAAGCCGGATTTTTAGGTGAAACGACCCCAAGTACCTTTACATTTGACCCTAATCTACAAACCCAAGCAAAAGACCCTCAATTTGTTGACTTTATTACAAATGATGATGCACGTGGATTTTCACCATTCCAACAACCAAAGAATAATTCTACTTTTGTTGGAGTAGACCCATCTCAAACTCAATTCGAGGGAGTTACCCCAATAACAGGTCAGTTTGTAATCAGTCAGTACAATGTATCAAAGCAAAATGATAGTGGATTAGGTAAATCATATACTGATAATAGGTTAAACGAACTATATAATCGGTATAATCTAAAAGAAGATTCTTACAACTCATCAGTCTTTAAACAACCATTTATTTTGAGTGGTATTCAGAAAACAAATGGTGAGCCGGAACGAGTTGGTATAGGTTCGTTTTCATTCATCAGAGGGGGTGCTATTACATCCACGGCTAGAGCTGTAATTGACGCAG